GCTATATAAACACGCTTTGCATGAGTAATAACACGTTCTATCATCTTCCATTGTAACCAACTTAAATCTTGTGCTTCATCTACTATTACCACGTCGAACTTAGGCATGAGGTCATAATGCTTTTTATTAAAGTCTACAATCATATCAGTCATGTCATATTTATTTCTTAAACTTTTGTACTTGTTCAATGCTTCATCAATGTATTTTAATTTAGTTAAACCACCTTCTAAATGTCCTATCTTAGGATCATTAAAAAAATTTTCTGTGGTAAGTCCTCTTATCTTCGCACCGTCTATTACTTGCATAAACACATCGTCCGGAAAACCAGCACCATACTTCTTAATATTATTATTAGGATTACTTAATTTAATTTGTAACTTGTTAGATAAGTTTCTGTAATCTTCATCACTCATTATGTTTTCTTCGCGTAAGTGTAATTCTCTGTACGCAAGACTATGTAATGTTCTAAAGTTCATAAAGTCTTTGATACTATAATTTAATTGTGAGATTGCACGAGAC